GGGTCGACGCTCTTCATGTCCTCGAGTGCCGAAGCGACGTCGTCCTCGGCGCGGGTGAGCAGATAGCGCCCGACGTCGGATTCCAGGAACGCCTGAACCTGGAATCCGAAATCGATGCTGCGCAGCAGGGGGCTGGTGGGGGTTGTATCACTCATGGCGGCCTACCCTACACCAGCCCCTCTTGCTCGGCGCCATCAGCCCGCTCCGTCTCTATGCCTTGGCGCGGGCTGCCGGGTCGGGCCGGGAAGTTCGGACTGGTGTTGCCGCTCTCCGGGATGTCGAGCGGCCCGGCTTCGGCCGCTGTCTGCCCGACGTCAGCGATGGGGAAGTCCGGATCGATCCCGACCGGGGTCGGCGTCTGGTAGCCTGCTGCCTGCATCAGTTTGTCTGCCACCCCGGCGACCTGAGGCACCGCGGCGATGACCTCGCCGGCCTGCATGGCGCTATAGATCGCCTCGACCATCTTGGCTACCTTGTCGGCGTCGGCCTTGCCCACCCGGGCTTCGATCTCCTTGACCTGGGCGGCAACGAGCTCCGGCGGATGTCGGGCGGCCAGCTGTTGCTGCAACCCGGCGACCTGCTGCTTGAGGGTTTCGATCTGCGGGTCGGCCGGCCCGTCGAACTTGAAGAAGCGCCCGCCGTCCTTGTGGCCGAGGGCGCCAAAGATGTCCTTGATGACCTCGACGGCATCGACACCGTACTTCTCGAGGACACCATCGGCCAGGGCATTCTTGACGCCATTGATGCCGGTCAGCAGGTTGTTGATTTTCTGAGTCGGGCTAGTCGCTGTCATGCCGACATTGACTACCAGGGTCAGCTCGCCGGCCAGCAGCTCGTCGGTCACCCGATCGATGCCGAAGCGTTGCAGCAGGTCGGCCTTGCCGGCAGCCAGGGCTAGAATGGTCTCGTCGGTCTCGTAGTGCTGCTCAAGCAGGACGAGCTGCCGCAGCACCGGCTCGACCCAGGTCTCGATGAAGGTCTTCAGGTCGTAAGCCTGGACCTTGTTGGCATCCCCGGCTAGGATTTCCATGCCCCCGACCGTCTCGTTGAGCCGGCGATTGGCTTGCACAGAGCTCTGCGACATGTTGCCGCTGATCTCGTCGAAATCCATGTTCAAGCGGTCCTGCTCCTGGTAGCTGGAGCTGGTCACGTCTGGCGTGTCAACGACCTTGACGTCCCCCTCGATGTCTTGCATCAGGGTCACCGAGCTGGGCACGTTGCGCACCAGGGAGCGGATATCGACCTGGCGATTGCGCTTGACGAAGTAGCGCTTGTTCATCGAAAACTTGACGTTGTCGATGCGCTGGTTGGCGATTTCGTTAATCTCGTTCTGCGTGCCTCGAGCCAAGGCCACCTTGGCGTTGGGGTCCGTCCGGTGCGTTTCGATCACGACCTTGCCGACGACGAATGGCCGGCGCCCCGTGGCGTAGCGATCCCGCAGCGGCTCCGGGTCGGAGAGAAGGAATTCGCTACCGAGGGTGTAGAAGACGACGTCTTGACCGGTCTCGTCGTCCTCGATGACGTTCATGTGCACCCAAACGATGCTGAAGTCCGTGATGTCGGTCGTGTCATTGGTGCTGTCCGCGCGGTTGCCATCCCGCAGCATGCGCGTCGAATCCCAGGCCTTGGCCGCCGAGCGGATCTGCGCTTCCGACAGCTCTCGCCAGCGGGCTGGCGTCCCATCCAAACCGGGCCGCATGCGGCGCTTGACGTCACGGACCCGCATCGGCATCAACCAGATCAGGTAAGGTGACGTTGACACGGGGTCGGCCCAGTCGGCTGCCGGGTCGAAGCGGAAATTTTCACGCGGGATGAGCTGCACCGACGGCCGATCGAGCCCCCTGGCCGGGTTGTACTCCCAGTCCTGGTGGCTGATCACGGTCCCCTGGACCAAAGCGTCCTGGAAGGCGCCGACCACCAGCTGGTACCACGGGATGGAGTGCGGGGCATTGCTGTTGGCCAACCGGTACTGGAGCAACTCGGCGACGACGTCCGCGCTGGCCTGCTGCATGTCGTCCGTCTCCCGCACCGGGGTGATCGACACCACATCAGCGGTCGAGAACAGGGCCTCTACAGCTGTCGCCTCGCTACTGCGTACCATCGCCCGGGTCTTCGGCCGATAGAACTTGGCTCGTGCCCGATAAGATTCGGACAGGTACTTCGAGTCCGGGTTGTGGCGGGACTGAAACTGGTTGATGTTGCGCTCGATCTCCGGGCGGATGTTGGCGTCGAAATAGGTGGTGCTGCCAGAATAGGCTGCACGGGCAAGGGCCAGGGCTTGATCGGGGCTCATCAGCTCTTGTCTCCGATGACCTGGCCGGAGAAATCGACAGCCTTCTCGGCCAGCAGGTCGAGATCGGCTTTGCCGCGGGCCACGTTGTATCGCTCGAGCAGCTCTCCGGCGCCGAGGATGGCTGCCCGTCGAAGGTCAGACGCACTGTAGCGTTTGTCGAGATGCATCCGGTAGCCCCAGGTGCCTGACAGCATGAGGTTGTGCACGCTGGCGACGCCCTGGGCGCCATCGACGTTGACCGCCCACAGGTGGCCTGGATACTGCGCGTTGAGCGCCTCGGCGATAGCCTTGGCGGTGTCGATGTCGAGTGCGTCCTGCCTGGCCTGGTGCTCATTGGCGATCAGCAGATTGGCCTGCTCGCCATGCATGTGGATGTTTGGTGTGGTGTTCATTCGGTCGTGGGCTCCGTCTCGTCTTGCATCAGGTTGTCCTTCTGGGCGTCGGTGAGCCACAGGTACTCCCGGCGGCTGTAATACTGGCGAACCGCTTCAGGCAATTGGTCATACGGGTCGATAGGGCTCGACGAAACGTCGTCCGTTAGTGAATTCATAGCTCGGCTCCCGGTTGTCCAGAGGTTCCCCGCCCTGCGCTCGGGCGATGGCGACTTCCTCGCTCCACAGGCGCTGGGAAAAGGTGGGCCCCTCGGAGAAGCTGGCGGGGAGGTCTTCAGTGCTAGATGCCATCGGCGTAGGTCTCCGGTTCAAGGGTGCTTTCATCGACGATAACTGGCGCCTGCGGATCCATGTCCTCGATGCGGCTAACTGCGTCAATCAGGTCGTCATGGACACAGAACGGGAACACCAGGTACTCCTCGATGAAATTCTTGTTAAGAGAGTAAAGCACCCCCTCTTCGTCCCGCCGCTGCACCGGTGAATAGATTCGAAAGGCCTGGCCGCTCTCTCGCATGCTGCGCTGGGCCCTCGTTTCCTCCTTGCATACCGCCGGCAGGTAGAAGCGGCCAGCTCGGAAATAGGGCTCCAGCCGCTGTACCCGGTCGGTCTTGCTGCCAGCTCCCTCTCTTGGCCAGGCGAGCTCGGCGATGTCGAAGCTGTCGCGATCCCGCTGCATTGCTTCGTCAAAGTACTCCATGTCGGATGTGCTGCCATACCGCTCGTAGCCGACGCGCACCATCTGCACGCCGGGCATGCGCATCCACAGTCGGCGCAGCTCCTTGATGCGCATGTATCGCTCAGCCAGGCCCATCCGGTGGTGCCAGCCATCGACCAGCCATCGATTCATCGCAGCGTCGATGCCGATCACCGCGATGGCGGTCTTGTCGCTGCCCTTCTTGCGCGAGCTGGCCGGGTCGCAAAGGATGTAAATGTTCAGGGTGGCTGGCCGCACCTCGGCAAAACGCAACCAGTCCTTGCGGAAGATCGAGGCGTTACCGGCCGCCGGGTTCTGCAGCATCTGTGCTGTCAGCGAGGCCAGGGTCTGCTTTTTCTTCTTGTCGGCCCAGACGTGTGCAGGCAGGAACACTGGTTGCCCCTCGAGCGTCCCATCATGCGTCGCTGGGTAGACGCGCGGCGTAACGGCGCCCATCGCCAACATGTCGTTGTAGGTGTCGCCGAAGCTGTACCGCGTGCCAACATGCCAAGCCCTGGCCAGGCCATCGGGGCCACGGGCACCCAGGTTGTCAGACACCGACCAGGCTTCGGTCGTCTTCTTGACCATCTCCGGGCTGGTTACGCTCTCCAGGGTCACCACGTCGTCGTAAATGCGTAGCGTGAAGTGCTTGGAAGTCGGCTGCCCGTCGACCAGGCCGTGCGCCTCCACCGTGCTTTCCTTGGGGTTGCTGTTGCGCCTGACCACGATGCCGGCGTCCTCCGACCAGCGCGGCGCCTCCTTCTTCGGGTCGGCGAAAAGGATCCCCGGATACAGCGCCTTGAGGGCCCCGTTGGTCTCCAG